TCCGTATGTTTTAAAGGAGAAGTATAATTTAGAATCCATTAATCCCCAATCGAAGAACACTTCTCCCGCTGGTATAGTATTTCCATTAGCATCTGTGGTTTCGTCATTTGATAGATATTGGAAGATTGTATCTTGAGGGGGGTCGTCATTAAATTTTAATTTTATAGAAAATGTAAATGGGTTCTCGTTTTCGCCATTATTAGTTCCAAACCAGTTAAATATTTTATCCCATACAACGGTATCTTCGACTTTATATCCATCAGTTACTTCTTGTCCAGATCCGGGTTCTAAGTCAGGAATAAATGTTCTATCATCTACTGCCACGAAATCTCTTCCGAATCCACTTTCATCAGTAGCTACGTCAGTATCATCATCAAAATCGAGAGACAATAGTCTAAAATCAGGAACCTGAACGGGTCTTATTGCATCGGGAGCAGTTATATCTTCCCATGTTATATTACCTTCTAAATCTGCTTCTTTAATGCATGTACCTGCGCATGTTGTCAATAAAGAATATCCTGTTTTTATTGATGGTGTTAATGTTTCCCATTTCTTTTTTGTTTCTTCCGCAATTGGGTCTGGATAGACTAAAATTTGTGTTTTATGTAAAAAATCGCCTATTTCGAAGTTTAATTCAGCATATTTAATAATGGCAGGTATTTCCATTGGTCTATACCAGTCAACTTCTAATTTTAATTTATAAGTAGTTTTTATTAATCGTGGTTTTGGTCCTGCGTCTAACTCATCTTCGAATTCATCTGTTATATTTTCTATAACAACAGGAATTTTTCTTTCTATATCTGGGGCAAAATCCCATTCTTTAATTCTTAATGTTCTGAATATATTAAAATAAGGGGTAATATTTTCATTAATTTGACCAAAATCAGACTTATTATCCATCAAGAATTGTAATTCATAATTGAGTATATATGGAGTTGGTTGTATATCTTGTAGCCATTGGTCAGTTGCACGAGAAAAGATATTACGGCAATATGTTGTTTGGGTTCTATTTGAAGAATTTTCGGATTTTCCTGTATAGCGTAGACCGCCTATAGGCAGTGGTAGAGGGCGTTTTTTATGGTTACTATTTCTATACCAGTTAGCAAAATTCTTGTCGTAGTGGGTTACTATAGGGACGTGTAGCGTTTTTATAACATTAGTTCGACTTAAATTTTCATATTTATTAACAATAATGTTGTTGAACATGTCTAAAAGGGCAATTTCACATTTTTCTTGGGTGCGTACATAATAAAAAGGTCTCATGTTTTTTAAATCTACCTATATATCTATAGTTTATATTTATTACCACTGCCCGAATTTATCGCCATCTGGATAGAAGTTTATGTCACCTGATATATCTTCTACATCTTTAGCGACTTCAGGTGGTCTAAATAATACATCTTTTTTAAGTTCATCAACGGCATTGGATATATCGAACGCATATCCAGATCCAATAGGTGCTCCTGTATCTTTGTTAATTTCTGTTTGTCCAAGTATATCATTAATAAAACCTTGTTGTTCAGGATCATTAAGAACATCTTCGGAAACAGTTTCTCCCTTATCAAATGAATCTCTCATAAATACCTTCCACCAATATTTTCTCCATCTGTGTTGATACTCAGGAGAAGCGTCTTTAATAGATTCGATTGTATATAACGTATTAAATGCTTCTATTTTAATTTTATCACCGGCTTTTGGGCCGATTTGTTCAAAAGTATACCCATGATATCTAAATGCTTCGTATCCTCGTTGGCTCCATACCGGATTATGTTCGTCTTCTGGGCATGCTGGAGCAACGGCATGTTTTCGTAAACTGGCATAATTTAGTTCGTAGAAGAGTAACATATGCAGATGGCTTTCAAATTCATCCATATGTTGGATGCCAAATCTGTTATAAATTTCATTTTCTGGTTGAAAAGAGAGTATAAACGGGACATCGAAAACCCTTTCTATGGTCCTATTATTATCTTCGTGATAGATGGTATCTGCGGTTGGGTTATATCCGGTTGCGTAATATTTGACAAATGTTCCTTGTCTTAAAACGAAGTTACGGGTTATTCTGGCATGTCTTTCTTGATCTTTAAATCCATTATGTCTTTTGAAATAGGTAGATATACCCGTATTATGCTGAAAAGTCCATTCTGGTTCATTTATAGACCTTTTTACGGTGCGTTCAACGTTTCCTTTGGTAACATCCTCGAAAAAGGGAGATGATACATTAGCCAATACACTGAAATTTGGAATAGGCTTTGATGTGGCGCGAAGGTCGTATCCTATACTTAAAGTTATTGTTGCCATATGAAAAAATGTATCTTTATTTATAGTTTATACGTGAAATATATAGTTAAAAGGATTTATTTTTGTAAAATCTATCGAAATTTATTATAAACTACTTTTAAATAAAAGAAATACTATGGCAACAAACGATAGAAAATACACAAAAATTAATCGCGACCAGATATTAGCGGATTTACAGGCAATAACGAAGGCTAAAATAGGTCCGTTAGCTGACATGGGCAAATCTGCATACGGTCAGTTATTAATGGAGTTGTTCGCTGCACATGGCGACACAGATGCGGCATGGATAGAATCATCTTTTAGAGATTCTTTTCTTGAAACAGCAACCAGTAGCGAAGCTATCAATGTAGGTGCTAGGAGTTTAGGATATAGTGTTCGTCGTCCGGTTCCAGCAAAAGCAGGATTTGGTGTAGCATTAAAAAGAACAGGTGTATATTCTACTGTAAAAGTAAATATAGCCAAGGGAACGTTATTTTCTGTTGCTGGTAAGACATTGACTGTGATTGATGATGTTGAGTTATTATATGATAGAAATGATACAAATTCTGAAAATGGAATATTGACAGTTACAAGCGGACGACCCGTGTTAGCAGAAGGAACTGTCAAAAAATTACAATTTTTCTCAGATGCAACACAAAACCAAGAATTTATCATATCAGATGCTAACTTTTCTGATTGGTTTGGATACGGCGATCCAAATTATATTGAACCAGATAAAATGGATGAACGAGTTAATAGGTTCACTGTTGTGTCAAGCGACTCGTCATTAATAGACAATCCACAGACCATTGAGGGGTTAGAAGATAAAATATATTGGAAAATTTCGCGTCGTGGTTTGCATGATCCATCGATAGATCCATCTGATATAAATGAAATTGATAACTTTTTATCCAACTCAAATACAAATTTAACATCTAATTATACGGTGAGAATAGTAACGGCAAATGATGGCCGTGCAATGTTAGAATTTGGCGATGGAATCGTTTCAGCAATCCCTTATGGATTAATTGATTTAACGTATTTTTCCACTGGCGGAGCAGCGGGAAATACATCAAATGTTGCCGGTACAGAAATAGAAGCGCAAGGAACAACAATATTAATTACCCAAAAAGATGGAAGCGACAGTGATATTACATTATCTGATTTAAGCATTGCTTTGACAACTGATATTCGTAATGGATTAAATATAGAAAGCAATGAATCAATAAAGAAAAATGCACCCAAGATATTTAATTCGCTTGATTCTTTACATAATAGAAATAGTTATATTCTATATCTAAACAAAATATCTAATATTAAATATGCGAATGCTTTTGGTGAAAGCGTGCTCAACAGAACAAAACCAAATGGTAAATTTGATATGCGGTATGCAAATATTGTAAGATTTACATTATTAAAGGATTTATATAAGAAATCCGGTGAAAATTATTTTGTTGCTACTCCATTTGAATACTATCCTGATGGTTATAAAGTCAATGGCTTAACATATATATGGGACTATGATTATACAAAATTATCTAGTACAGACGATATATTTGACATTACGCCTATTAAAAATAGATTAATTGATATAACCATCGTAAATAAAAATACACAAAAAGAAATAACCGTTGATGAATTTATAAGAGATTATATTAAACCACCCATATCGGTATCATTAATTCCAGAAACAGTATTTACGTCTAATTTAGAACCAAAGGATTTTGTAGTTCCCGGTTCTGAGTTAGATATAATATTAGATCAATTAAATAGAAGAGGGTACTTAAC